ATTACCGGACACCCAGGCATCGCCACTCTGATCTAAATTTACCTCTTTTTCAATATAGCCACCTAAATCACCGGCACTAACACCGATTGATGCGATTGTAACTAGAGCTTTTATGCGATAGAGTTTAATTTTAGTTACAAATCCGATCTCGATATATTCATCGGTTAATTCATATTTTTTCATTGAGTTTCACCTTTCTTTTTAAAATCAACTTGTCATTGGCTTTAAAAAAAGCCCTCTTGGGTGGAGGGCAAAGGTAATGTCGTTATATGGATAAGAAACGCACTCAAGGCTAGGTAGTGCAAACACATTGAGGATGGTTGCCTTAAATGCGTTTCCTAATGCCTACTTAGCGCCTTTCAGAATACAACATATTATGCTGATAATATGCATTAACTAAGTAGGCATTAGATAACGGTTCGTGGGCTTGTTCGCCTGTTTCCCCAACCGTTGTAGCAATCTTTCGACCGTGCATTTCGCACTCAAGCAAGTAAGCAGTGCTGCCCTTGACCTACCAAACGCCTCTCTTCGTTTCTGATTTCTCAACACGTAGTACAGTTTTCTGCTCGGGGGTTACTAACCTTAAATCAGGTTATCACTTACCGCCATTGCCACGCCAATTTGTTAAAGAACATTGAGATGTTGTTTTGTGTCATCTCGTTTTGATGTGGATATATTACCTTTTGGTTTTTATTATGTAAATACCTAAAGGTAAATTATTTTGAGATAAATGCTTGCCAAAATGGTAAATAATTGATAAATAAAGAAATAAATTTTTAGGAGAGGTGGTTGATTGGTTGGTTTTTGAGCAATAAGTGATTATGGAAATGGTTAAGCAAGGATTAGGTGTTTAGCTAGTATATTGAAATGATTGATAATTTTTGAGTTAAGTAAGGTTTGATAGAAAATAGGCAAGGTAAAAGAAAACCGCCAATCGGCGGTTTATTGATTAGTTAATATAGCAATAGGATTGTGGAGGAGTTCCTGATGGTAGTATATCTGCAATTTCCAGTGGCTCATCATATAACTTAAATGAGTCAATCTCAAGCGCATAGGCTAGATCTCTTGCTGAAAAATATTGGTCAAAGAAACTTTTAGTGATGCCAGAGAATTCCTTTGTTTTTTCCCAAAGAGATTCTGGTGTATAAGATAGGGTATCTTTCACTTTAAATTCGCCGACCACTTTTCCTACTGGCATTGTAGAATATACAACAACAGACGTTACTTCCCCACGTTTTGGTAGAGATTTTCTAAATTCAAATTTTTTTTCACCCGAAATAATTTTTTCTACAAACTCAGGCTTGATTGATAATAAAACTTTCATCTGCTTGAGACAACCTTAAAATACAATTAAATTGATCATTAGATATATGTTGTAATACTATTCTAGTCTGATCTTCTATCACATTATTGTCAAGTAATTCTTTACGGTTAGTTCTTTTTGGCAAAGCCATATTATAAGTAAATCGAATAATGTAAGGGTATCTTTTTTCTCGATAAAATTTGGATAATTCTGACGAAGTAAAAACACTAAATTTGGCGCAATACTGCAAATATGCATCTTCGGATGGGAACTCAGAGATATGTTTTACCTCTTCAACGACGCATATAGAAGATACGACTGCTCGGTAGTACGCGGGGCCATTACCGTCCCCAGTTCGATATATTACAAGAACATCTCCCCTTCTCAACATATTGGCATTGTAAGCTGCAGAGATATAGATTTTATGAATACTGTTGGAATGAGATACATCTTGAACGATGTTGGGCGATTCGTTAAATAATCTAGATTCTGGGAATAGCCTTGTATGATATAAAGGGTGGATCGCCAACAAGAATTTATTTGTTGTAGAAGGAATATAAGGGTAATCAAGTAGGATGTCTCCAACTGCAAGATGCATATTTCTTGCATAAACATATTCTATGCCATTAGATGTTTGTTTTTGACCTGCTTGATAAAATCCATATTGCGTAAATAAGCTAATCAGGTAAGTATGTTTTTCAAAGACAGTTAATTGACATCCTCCCCGCCCTAAAGGACGGGGATTCCTACTAGTGCCCATTGCAAGCAATGGGCTACTCTCGGTGGGTTCTTGTTGCTGACTTCTAATGAAGTTCACTTCACAAGCTCTACGGGCATGTCCTGCCCTGACATTTTATTACGCGTGGACGATAGCTCGCCCACGCCCCAATACATTTAACGCTCCAACCACATCGGCATTTTCTGTATAGCCACATTCTACACACTCAAAATTAGCCTGTGTTTGGCGATTTTCTTTTGCTACATGACCACAACAAGGGCAAGTTCGACTGGTATTTTGCGGTGGCACTGCCACTAAAAATCCACCTTGCCATTGCGTTTTGTAATCCAACTGACGGCGAAACTCAAACCAAGATTGATCTAATATCGCTTGGTTCAAGCCTGATTTTGCAGCAACATTTTTTCCAGGTGTTTCCGCCGTGCCTTTGGCTGATTTTGACATATTTGACACCTGCAAATCTTCAATATAGATCATAGCGTGGTTTTTGCTGATTTTGCTTGAAGTCTGATGCAAGAAGTCTTTTCGACAATTGGCAATTTTATGGTGCAGTTTGGCGATTTTCGCCTTTAATTTCTGCCAGTTTTGACTAAATTTAACCTTATTTTTAAGTTGGCGTTGGAGTTTTGCCAATTTGCCTTTGTAGGTTTTAAAGGCGTTTAATGGTTCAAAAAATTCACCGCTTGAAAGCGTGGCAAAACGTGCAACGCCCATATCAATACCGATTTCACCGCCTTTATGTGTCGGGATTTCGTACTCAAATTCAGTTTGAATACTGACAAAATAGTGACCGCACTTTTGGCTGACGGTAACATTTTTGATTTCACCAACGATATCTCGACTGTTGCGATAGCGAACCCAGCCAATCTTTGGTAGATACAAGCGGTTATTTTGTTGCTCTAATTTGCAACCTTGTGGAAAGCGAAAACTCTCTTTTAAACCTTTTTTCTTGAATTTTGGGAGGTCTGCTCGCTGTTGAAAGAAATTTCTAAACGCACTCTCTAGGTCTTTTAAAGACTGTTGAAGCACTTGAGAATGGCATTCTTTTAACCAAACTAATTCTTTTTTCCATTGTGGAAGCAAGTTGGCGATTTTGGTGTAACTGAACTTAAAGCTGTTATCTTGCTCGTATTGTTCATTTTGCCAAGCCAATGCCCGATTGAACACAAAACGAGAGCAACCACAGAACTGTTTAATTCTGCGGATTTGGTTGCCGTTTGGCATTATCTCGAACTTAAAGGCTTTGCGTAGTTGCATTGACAAGGTTTAGAATGTGAGTTTTCAACATTTTACACTTGGTCTATGCAAAAAGAAACAGAAATTAGGCACGGTAGACACTGTGTTTTTAATATGCATGTTCACTTAGTCTTTGTAACAAAATATCGCCGTGATGTTTTTACGAAAGCTATTTTAGACGAACTCAAATTGATTTTTGAAAGCGTCTGCAATGATTTTAAAGCAAAATTAGTTGAATTTGACGGCGAAGACGATCACGTTCATTTACTTGTGGAATACCCGCCGAAAGTGGCTGTATCTACACTTGTGAACAGTTTAAAAGGCGTATCAAGCCGAATGATTAGGAAGAAAAACTATCCGAATATTCGCAAAAAACTTTGGGGTAATCAGCTTTGGTCTCCGTCTTATTTTGCAGGGAGTTGTGGTGGCGCTCCAATTTCCATTATTCGCCAATACATTGAGCAACAACAAACACCTGATTAGTTAGGTTTGAAACGGCTTACGCCGTTTGTGCCTTATATCTCCGCCCTGAAGGACGGAGTTTTACGGCACATAATCTGATAAACTAGTTCTACACGATTTGCAATGGCGATATCAAGAATCTTTTTGATAAAACGCTGACCTCTTAATGTACCTCTAGGGTTAAATTTAAATGTTCCTACTTTTAAAATATGTTTGTTATAAATTGGTGGGATAATATCTGTTACTTCATTCTCAAATTTGAGATATAAAAAACCATCTATACCATATTGTCCGTATAGAACATAAGCATAATCACTATTCTTTCGGTGAAACCAAATAGAAAACTCTTTGTAATCTGATTTTAGACTGTCAAAGAATGGGTCATCTAAATTAATTTCACAAAATTGAGAATAAACCAAGTTATCCATAAAGCCTCCTATATTGAGTTCTTTTCGCCTCTTATTTCAATAACTATATTAATTATGCTTTAGCTCTTAGGATAATAGATTAATTATATCCAATGATCGTAATTTGATTTAAAAAGATATGATGCTTTATTTTTTTATATCAAAACAATCCTAATATTAAAATCTAATTTTATCCTAATAAAATTTATTTCCTACTACAACATCTGATTCAACCACCACACCAAACCTACCCAATAAAATTCAACTTCTGGCTTTGGTGGACAATCACTTTGCCTTGAATAAAGAGCTGGCTTTCATCGTTAATTTCCCATTCTCGGTAGGTTGGGTTGTCGGATAACACCAGAAATTTTTCGCCGGCGCGTTGTAGGCGTTTGACATATAATGCGTTTTTATAGTTGAAGATATAAACGCCATCGCCTTCAAAGGTTTGGGTGTTGATGTCAACAAAGATCATATCGCCGGAGTTGAAAGTGGGTGCCATTGAGTCGCCTTTGATGTTGATCACACGTAACCCTTCCGGATTAATGCCTCTAAAAAGGGTGTAATATTGTTCCGGCACGTAATATAGGCGGCTTACCACTTCGACTAAATCCCCCACTGAGCCGTTGCCGGCACTGGCTTCAACATTTAGCACATCAATGATAATTTTTTTATCCATCTGCTTTAATTCAGCTGGTAAGTTACTGTCGTCATCAAACCAATTATTGGGTAAACCTAGAATTGAACATATTTCAGCGACAATTTTTTCACCAATTGGTTTAGCTCCTTTTTTGTCTTCTGGATAAAGCATTCTCGAAACGTAACTAGGCTCTTTGCCAATTTTTCTTGCAAATTCAGCAACGTTTCCATTACAGAGTTCATTTATTAAGTTTTGTAATTTGTGTTGTCTAATCGCTCTTTTGTTCATTTTATTAACCCCTGATGACTTTGTTGTTAAATATATCCATTAATTACCTTGAGGTAAATAAACCGAAAGGTATTTACTTTACATTTCCCAAATGGTAAATTTATCAGTAACTTTTATTAACCGGTAACTGATATGGACGAATTAAGACTATTTCTAAACTCGCTCTCTCTTGTTGAGCAACGAGATTTTGCTCATCGTTGCGGAACAACGATTAATTACTTGAGAAAAGCGATTTCCCAAAACTCAACGCTTGGCACGGAACTTTGTGTCGCTATAGAGCAAGAATCTAAAGGCATTGTTACCCGCAAAGACCTTGTTCCAAATTGGCAAGCTCGCTGGCCTGAGTTGATATAAATCTAATCTACCCAAAGGTAACCGCAATGGCACGCAATGAATTAAGCAAATCCGCAATGAAGATTGCGGATGTCATCAGAAGAAAATCGGTGGAAAAAACCGATAAGGAGATCGCTGAACGTATTGGCGTTGACCCGAGTACGTTTTGTCGTTTTAAGGCTGACCATTTAGAGAAGTTTTGTGCTTTTTTGGATGAGTTGGGCTTGGTGGTGAAAGAAAAGTATGCGGATGATGCGGAGCGAAAAGCATTAATCACGCTGGCGAAAAAAGCGATTGATGAAATGGAGCAATAAAAAACCACCGCGGCAACGGTGGCAAGTTATAAAGGAAATGTATATGAATGCATTATTACCAATAAATACGAAAAAAGCAAGCATTACGATGAGTAGTCGTGAGATTGCGGAATTGGTTGAGGCGAGGCACGATTCGGTAAAAAGAACCGTTGAACGCTTACAGGACAAGGGATTAATTCAACTTACACCATTGGTGGAAGTTAAAAATCATTTAGGACAAACCGTTTTAGAGTATCAACTTATTAAGCGAGATACTTATGTCGTTGTCGCCCAACTTTGCCCTGAATTTACTGCGCGCTTGGTTGATCGTTGGCAAGAATTAGAATCACAACAAGCAAACAACGCTTTTTCAATTCCTCAAACATTATCTCAAGCCCTACGTCTAGCCGCTGAACAAGCAGAGAAGATCGAGCAGCAAGAACAGTTAATTGCGTTACAAGCGCCGAAAGCCGCATTTGTCGATCATTATGTTGACGTTGGCACCAGTAAATCGCTGCGTGAAACCGCGAAAATTTTAAAGATGCCGGAGAAAGCGATGATCGAACGTTTGATCGAAGATCGGTTGTTGTTTCGTCAATCAGGCAAGTTGTTGCCGTTTGCCAGTGAGAAAGCGAAGCCGTTGTTTACGGTGAAAACGGGAACGGCTGAACACGGACATAACTATACGCAAACTCGAGTTACCGCTGAGGGTATGCGTTTTATTGCTGAACAATATGCAACGGAGTTGATGTTATGAGTATTGGAAAATTATTGATTGATGATCAACCTCATCAAGTCTTACCTGCTTTAGCAAAAACAATTGGTTTAAATGAAGCGATTTTCTTACAACAACTACATTATTTGTTGAATTACAGCAAAAACCATATTGAAGGAAAGTCTTGGATATTTAATACCTATGAACAATGGCAAGAGATTTTTTGTTATTGGTCAATATCAACGATTAGACGCACGATAGAGAGTGTTAAAACACGAGGATTATTGATTGCAACTGACAAGTTCAACAAGATGAAAATGGATAAAACAAAGTGGTACACCATTGATTATGACCGTCTTGCCAATTTGGATATATCGACTGTTAAAAATAACAATCCATCTGTTCAAAATGAGCAGTCTGACTGTTCAAAATGGACAGATGTGTCTGTTCAAAATGAGCAGAGCAATAACCAAAAGAATACACAAAAGAATACTACACAAGATATTAAAAAAACTACGCAAAAAAAATCAACTGCGCTCACGCTTTTGGCACAGTTTGGTATCACGGAACAGCTGGCTGAAGATTTTATTACGCACCGCAAAGCGAAAACCGCACCGATTACGAAAACCGCACTGGAACGTCTGCAAAAACAAGCCGATTTAGCCGGTTTACCGCTTGCGGAGGTGGCGGAAATTATGATTGAGCGTGGCTGGCGTGGCTTTAAAGCCAGTTGGGATTGGCAAGAAACGCCACAAAACCGGTCTAAAAAATCAAAATTTGATGACAATGACGATAGCTGGTGGCGTGGCAAAACGATTGAGGTTAGGGGGGGTTAATGCGTCATTTTGCAAATACACAATTGGCGGATTTGGTCGGCAAGGAGCCGACTTATCAAGCAACGCCAGGCAAGCAAGCAATTCCGCCGCAGGTGGCAAAATTTGTCGATCGCTTATTTGCCCGATTAAAAGCGATATTCCCGGCGTGGCAGGCGGCATTTGATGGTGAGGAAGGCTATCAGGAAGCAAAACGGCTTTGGCTTGAGGCGTTGGTCAACAACGGCGTGACGACCGCTGCACAATTCAAGTGCGGTATTGCGCAGGCGGAACGGTCGGGAAGTCCGTTTTTTCCTAGCGCAGGGCAATTTATTGCGTGGTGTAAAACGGACGATTATGCCGCATTGGGGTTGCCGACCGTGGAGGAGTTGCAATATCGCTTAAATAAATTTCGTGCGAATGGTGGTTTTGCGGAAATTGATCGCTTTGAGTTTATATCAGATGCGGAATATTGGCTGATTACGGAGATTGCGAACAAGTCAATCCAAAAATCTTACAGTGAGGCGGAAGAGCTTAAAGCGATGAAAGAGGCGTTAGACAAGATGGCAAAACGCTTAGAAAAAGGGGAGGTGTTGCCAAAGCCAACTCGCTCGTTACCTGAGAAAGTTGAATATCTGGATCCTGAAAAAGTGAAACAAGGTTGGGCCAATTTGAAAGCGTTAGTAGCGAGAGGTTAGTAATGAGTGTTGATAAAAATAACATCAAATTAGTTTGCCCAAACTGCGGTGGGGAATTAACAGATTTATGGGATGGTGAGCCGGTGAGTGCATTTATTGGTGAATGGTCTGACGATAGATTTCGCTGTGAAGGGAAATGGGAAGAGTCTGAAAAATGGGGGCCGTATGCCCGGGTTAACCGAACAAAATCATGCGGCTACTTTGGTTTGAAAGATTTGGGTGTTGAGCCTGAAGAGGAATAATAAATGAGTTTTGATAAAGACACATACCCAACACCATTATCTGTATTTAACCAAATAAATGCAGAATTTAATTTTACGATTGACGGGGCAGCATTGACTCACAACGCAAAATGTGGGCGTTACATTACACCAGAGATGGATTTTCTGACATATCCATTAATAAACGAACGCATTTGGATCAACCCTCCATTCAGTGATCCACTTAGTTTTGTAAAACGTGCGGTTGAGTTATACGAAAATCACGATTGCTTAGTAGTGATGCTTTTGCCTGTAGATATTAGTACTAAATGGTTTTCACTGGTTGCAGAAAAAGCAACTGAGATTCGATTTATCGTTGGTGGGCGAATTAAGTTTTTAAATCCAGAAACAGATAAGTGGACTGATGTTTGTCGAGGGAATCATTTGGCTATATTCGATCCTAAACATAAAGCAATGGGGCAAGTTATTCGTCATGTCCATATTGATAATTTTGCAAATCTGGAGTGGCGATAACTAATGATTATTGAAATGGTTAAAGGTGCTGGTGGCACATTTGTTGCAGCAGATGACATATATCTCCCAGCACTGCAAAAATTTAAAAATGGTGAGATATACGAAGTTGAGGTAAAGCGAACTCGCAATCCTCAATTTCACCGTAAAGTCTTTTCCTTTTTTAAATTTTGTTTTGAACATTGGGCCGCAGATAAAACAGATTGGAAGTATTTTGATGAAAGAAAGCAATTTGACACATTCCGCAAGCATTTAACCGTGTTAGCAGGCTTTAAGGACGTGAGTTATACGATAGATGGACGGGTGCGGGTTGAAGCTAAATCATTAAGTTACGGAAATATGGAACAAGATGAGTTTGAAGAATGTTATTCAGCATTAATTAATGCCGCTTTAAAGCATATTTTCAACAATACAACCGATCAAAAAATTATTAATCAGCTATATGCGTTTTTTTAGGTGGGAATGATAATGGCAAATTTAAGGAAAGAAGCAAAAGGACGTGAATGTCAGGTGAGATTACCTGGAATCTGTAATCATAATCCTGAAACAGTTGTGTTAGCCCACTTTAGAATGGTGGGTATTAACGGTGTTGGAATGAAGCCTGATGATATGTTTGGAGCGTGGGCTTGCAGTAGTTGCCATGATGAAATCGATCGCAGAACAAGAAAAATGGATTATGAGTTTGTGCGTTTAGCTCACGCCGAAGGGGTGATTAGGACGCAGGCTATTTTGAAATCGGAGGGTAAGCTATGAGTGACTGGGTAGAACTCTGCTTGCCATACCCACCAAGTGTCAATCATTACTGGCGGCATACAAGACAAGGGCGACACTATATATCGAAAACAGGGAAAGAATTTAGAGAAAAAGTTTTGAATATCTGTAATCAGTTTGATCCATTGCAAGGCACAGTACAAATGCAAATAGATGTGTATTACCCAGATAACAGAGAGCGTGATCCAGATAATTTGCAAAAAGCCTTATTTGACGCACTTACAGCATCAGGAATTATTGAGGGGGATAGCAATAGAGTTATAAAAGATTATCGAGTTAAGAGTGTCGGTGTAGTAAAAGGCGGTATGGTAGTGGTTAAATTAAAGGAATTAAGGTAATGAAGTATTTGAGTGATTTACAGCTAACTAATGAGCAAGAAAAATGGGTAAAAGAGTGGCTCTGTAAATGGGGGGCTTGGATTCGCTCAGGAAGATTAGATAAAAGACAAGTTAATATCATTGGTAGATTAATGGATAGCGTAACTCCTGCAGATCCGTCAGACCCAATTTGTACAGATGACGAGGGATTGATGATTAGTCAAATAATTGATGAATTTTTTACTACACAAGATAAAGAATTGCACTTTATTGTTTATGGTCATTATGTAGATAAAATGACTGTTAATAGATTATCTGTGGTGCTTTTTGATGAAATTGAACCTCGACTTATGAAACATTGTATGAATAAACCATCTATAAGAAAGCCAAGTTTAAAGACAGTAACACGTTATGTTAAGTGTCGGTTAAATTTGGCAACTGCTATTATTCATGAAATGCTTGTAAAAGGATTTACTATCTTAAAAAATGTCGCTAAAAATCGCAAAAATATCAAAGTTTGCTATTGACAAGTTTGGGTCACTGTCCTATCATTTCGTGTAATGGTGGGCGTTGTGTAAATATTGTTCACCAAGTGAGAGATTTCTAACCCTAGGCAGTAATGTCTAGGGTTTTTTATTACCTCTGAAATGGAGGTGGAGAAATGAAAATGCCAGACAAAGATCCTGGAGTGTGGCTCATTATCTGGGCATATCTCCAACAAAATTACAATGCCATTGCGGGTTTCGTGATGGCTTTTTTTATGTCTATGTTACGGGCTGCGTTTTTAAGACAAAAAAGCTCGTATCGACAGCGGATGTTAGATGGTGCGATATGTGGTGCATTAACGTTAGCTGGAATGTCGTTACTAAATTTTTTAGGGATGCCAGAGAACTTAGCGGTATTTGCGGGTGGGATGCTAGGGTTTATCGGGGCGGAAAAAATACGTGAGTTTTTGTTTAGATTTATCAGTACAAAAGTAGGAAAAGATGAGTAAGTTTAAATTTTCAACAACGAGTGAAATGCGCTTGGTTGGTGTACATCCAGATTTGCTTAAAGTAGTACGAACAGCCATTTCAGAATCAGATTTCGATTTTATGGTTGTTGAAGGGAAACGTAGTAAAGCAAGACAAGCAGAACTTGTTAAAAGTGGTGCAAGTAAGACAATGAACAGTCGTCACTTAACTGGCCACGCAGTTGATTTAGCTCCAATCACAGTTGAAAAGGGCAAAACGGTTATTGACTGGAAAAACAAAGCAAAATTTAACGCATTGGCAGAATTAGTTAAATCTATCGGTAAACGTTTGAATATTGATGTTGAGTGGGGTGGAGATTGGCGTACTTTTTACGACGGACCACATTTCCAACTAAGCCGTAAATCCTATCCTGACAGGTGAGATATGTTCACAACAAACAAATGGCTATATGCGATAGCTATCATTGCATTGTTACTTATCAGTGTAGTGTATCAATATCAATTGATAAAAGATTTAAAAGGCGAAATTGCTAAACAGTCTGACACAATAGCGACACAAAGTGCAACGATTATCCAGCTACACGCAGATATGGCGAACAATCAAAAACTGACACTTGAGTTAAGTAAGCAAGAATCAGATGCAAGGAGTAAATCAGATGATGTTATCAAAAGTATATCAGCAGATGACAAAGCAAGTGATGCGTATAACAGTGCTGCTCCTCGTAATATTATTGAGTTCTTGCGCAAGTAAGCCGGTAACGACTGTTCAACCTCAAATCCCTGCGGTATTAATTAGCTATCTAGATAAGACAAACTTTAATGGTCGTACTTACGGTGATGTCGCACAGTATGCCGTTATTTTAAAGCGTGAACGTGATATTTGTTTGAATCGCATTGATAGGATTAGAGAGTGGCAGGTACAACATGCACAAAAATAAAGGGCGTGATTCGTGGCATCATCTTTACTATCGGAAATCGTGGAAACAATTGCGATTAGATCATCTATCCGAAAATCCACTATGTGAGTACTGTTTGCGAGAAGGCAAAATAACATTAGCTACTGTGGTGGACCACATCAAACCGCATAAGGGTGATTTACAGTTATTTTTAGACCCACATAACTTGCAATCACTTTGTAAGTTACATCATGACAGCGCGAAACAAAAAGCTGAAATTCATCAAATGCATGAAATTGGTTGTGATGTAAATGGCTTTCCACTTGATAAAAACCATCATTTCAATAAATAAAAAGTGATTAATCAGGGGAGGGCGGGTAAAAAGTTCAACGAAAAAGCCCAAGCAACCGCCCCTGGAACTCAATTTTATCGCTATTACAGTTTTTTAATGATTTTTTTATTGCTTTAGGAGGTTATGTATGAGTGGACGCAAATTGCGTAGTGATAGCTCCACTGCAAAAGTGTTAGCCGCTAAAGCTGCACAAACAACGCTATCACCACCACAAAAATTAACAAAATTAGAAACCCGTTATTGGGAAAGTATTATCAATAGCCGAGCATTAGACAGCTGGACCCCGATTGACAAAGAGCGAGCTGTAAAACTCGCAAAACTTTATGTTGAAATCGATGATTATGAAAAAGAATTACAAGGTTATCGTCGCTGGATAAAAACAGACAACGGCACATTGAAAATGCATCCATTACATTATGTCGTAGAGGATTTATATAAACGTGAAATCCAAATGTGTCGCAGCTTACAAATCCACAGCCGAGCAACACAAGGAGAAAGTCGCGATCAGGTCAAAACTAATCAGCTTTATCAAGCCGCAAGAAAAACAATCGAGGAAGATGATGGGTTAATAGCGAGGTTAAATTAATGACGAAAGGGGAGAAGGTGATTGCCTTTATTGAGCGATATTGCTTAGTTCCCGAAGGGACATTAGTAGGACAAGCTATTAAATTGGAGCCATTCCAAAAACAATTTATCCATGATGTGTACGATAATCCCGCAGGAACGAACCACGGAATATTATCGATTGGACGTAAAAATGGCAAAACCGCATTGATTGCGTGCTTGTTGTTAGCGCATTTAGTGGGGCCAGTCGCGGTGCAAAACTCGCAAATTGTCAGCGGAGCAATGAGCCGAGATCAAGCGTCATTAGTTTTTAACCTGGCGGTGAAAATGATACAACTAAATCCGAAATTAGAGGGACTAGTTGCGGTTAAGCCGTCCGGAAAACGGCTTATCGGCATACCATTGAATGTTGAATATCGTGCTTTAGCCGCAGATGGTAAAACCGCACAAGGGTTATCTCCGGTGCTTGCAATATTAGATGAAGTCGGGCAGGTACAAGGCAGTCAATCCGCCTTTGTTGACGCAATTACAACTGCACAAGGTGCACATAAGCACCCCTTATTATTAACGATTAGTACCCAGGCGGCAAATGATGCAGATTTATTATCGGTATGGATTGATGATGCGTTAACAAGTAAAGATCCGCACACCGTATGTCACGTTTACACTGCGGACAAATCCCTTAGTCTTTTAGATCCAGAAGCGTGGAAACAAGCTAACCCTGCATTAAGCGTATTTAGAAGTGAAGACGATATTAGAAAGTTGGCAGAAAAAGCGAATCGAATGCCAAGTTTTGAAAATACATTCCGCAATCTCAATTTGAATCAGCGTGTAAGTGCGGTATCACCGTTCGTCTCACAAGATGTATGGAAGCAGAATGGCTCAAAGCCAAATGAAGCACACGGTTTAGCAGTATATGGGGGATTAGATTTATCCGCACGCACCGACTTAACGGCATTAGTGTTAGTTGCGGTTACGCCACAAGGAAAGGTCAATGTCTATCCTTATTTCTGGACACCCAAAGAGGGTTTGGCGGATAGAGCAAAACGTGACCGAGCACCTTATGATGTTTGGGTTAAACAAGGATTTATCCGTACAACACCCGGAGCAACGGTCGATTATACGCATGTCGTGCGAGACATCGCTGACATATTAAGTGATTTTGATGTGAAATCGATAGCTTTCGACCGGTGGCGAATAGATATCTTTAAAAAAGAGCTTGAATTGCAAGGGTTAAGTTTACCACTTGTTGAATTTGGTCAGGGGTTTAAAGATATGTCTCCTGCAATTGATGCTGTTGAAAGTGATTTGTTGAATAACCGCTTTGCTCACGGTATACATCCAGTATTAACGATGTGTGCAGCAAATGCTGTTATTGCGCAGGACGCTGCAGGTAATCGCAAATTTGAAAAGCAGAAAGCAACAGGCAGAATTGATGGCTTGGTGGCGTTGGCTATGGCACGCGGTATTGCTGAAACAGCAAATGTCCCATTAGATATAGACAATTATTTCAGGAATATAGTAATCGCATGAGTACAGAAACATTAAATGATGTGGGGTGGTGGTCTCGCTTTTACACTCGCTGGTTTGGTGGAGGTAAACGTTTAGATAAAGGTGGGGTTGTTGAGCCATTTATCAGTCAAACAACGAATACCGGTGCAGTTGTTGATGCTGAAACGGCATTAAAGTTATCTGCGGTGTGGGCGTGTGTAAAACTGCGTAGCCAAACTATTGCATCGTTACCGTTACATTTAAAAGATAAGGATAGTGCAATTGCATTAAAACATCCGCTTTATCACATCATCCACGACTCACCAAACGCAGATATGAGTGCGAGTGAATATTGGGAAGCACAAATTGCTAGCTTAGATTTGTGGGGGAATGCGTATAGTCGTATTAACCGTGCAAATGGCAGAATTATCTCGCTTGAAGTGTTAGATCCACAGTATATGCAAGTTAAACGTAATGCATTTGGGGAAATTATTTATAACTACACGAAAGAAAATGCGGATGGTGGAAGTTATCGAGAAGATGATATTTTACATTTTAGAGGATTTACATTAGATGGCTTAATTGGATTATCTCCTATCCGCTACCAAGCACAATGTATGGGAATGCAGATTGCTGCCAATAGTGCGGCGGGCAATGCTTTTAAGAATAACTTAAAGGCAGGCGGTTTTATTAAAACAGGAGAACGGGTTTTATCAGATGAAAATCGTACATTACTGCGTGAAGCCTTATCACAGTTTGGGCAACCAGAAAATGCAGGTAAATGGATGGTTTTAGAGGCAGGTATGGAACCCGCAACTATGGCAGGGTCGTGGATAAATCCGATGGACGCACAACTGTTAGAAAGTCGATATTTCGGTATTGAAGAAATATGCCGAGCATTTAGTGTTCCACCTCAATTAATTTATAGTTCAGATAAAGCCTCGTCGTGGGCATCAAGCTCAGAGCAAATTAATCTTAATTTCTTAACATACTCACTTGCTCCAACGTTAAGACGGATAGAACAAACCATTACGCGTAAATTACTCAAACCAATCGACCGATCAGTCTATAGCCCTGTATTTAGTGTTGAGGGCTTATTGCGTGCGGATAGTGCAGGGAGAGCGAGTTTTTACTCGCAAATGTTACAAAACGGTGTAATGACGCGTAATGAAGTGCGCCGTTTAGAAAATTTACCACCAATGCCAGGTGGGGATGTATTGACCGTGCAGTTAAACCTTACCTCGATTGATAAAATCGGAGAACAGAATAATGAACAAAATTAAAGATTTACAGTTTAAAGCACAAGCCGTCAAAGATGACGGCTTTTTTGCGGGCTATTGTAACGTCTTTGATGTGAAAGATAGTTACGATGAGATTGTGAGAAAAGGTGCTTTTTTAGCCTCAATCAATGCATGGCAATCACGCGGGAAAATGCCGCCAGTATTATGGAATCATGATCGTAATCAGCCGATTGGGGTGTGGACAACATTAAAAGAAGATGAGCATGGACTATATGGTGAAGGACGCTTATTGATTAATGATGTTGCAAAAGCGAAAGAGGTGCATGCATTGCTGATGGCGGGGGCGATTGATGGACTATCTATCGGTTATCGTCTTAATAAATGGTCATATGATGAACAGAATGAGATTTTAGAATTACTGGATATTGATCTCACAGAAATCTCGGTTGTTACGATGCCCGCGAATGAAGAAAGCCGTATTAGTGTTGTGAAATCAGCATTAGAAAAAGGTAGCTTACCGACATTATCCGAATTTGAAAAAGCCCTGAGAGATTTAGGGTTTTCAAAATCACAAGCCGTGACCGTTGCTAGTCATGGATTGCGAAAGTTATTAAATCAGGGCGAGCCTGACAACAATCACATTAGCAACGCAATTACTATCTTAAAATCAATTAATGAGGAATAAATTATGCCAGATTTAAAAGACGACAATGTAGAACAGCTCGCTACTGAGTTGAAGAAAGCCACAGATCATGTAAAAGCCTTAGGGGAAGAACTTACAGGGAAAATGGCAGGTGGTGAAAAACGCTTAGATGACCTAAAAGGTCAAGTTGATGAAGCGTTAACAGCAATGAATGAAGCGAAATCACGCTTAGATGACATTGAACAGAAAATGTCACGACGTGGTCCACAACATACGCAAGAAAAATCAGCAGTTGAACAATTGATGGAAACTGAGTCTTTTAAAGAGTTTGTACAAAATCCACGTGCGGGTAAATCAGTACAAATTGCAGTAAAAGCAGCGGCTACTATCACTAGTGCAATGACTAATACTGCAGGCTCAGCGGGGGTACTTGTACCAGAACAACGTCTGCCAGGCATTATCGCGACACCAGACCAACGATTAACAATGCGGGATTTAATTGCGAAAGGTACCACCTCAAGCAATGCAATTACGTACATCAAAGAGACTGGTTTTACAAATGGTGCGGCATATCAAGCGAATGAGGGTGATAAAAAGGCACAATCTGATGTGAAATTTGAAGAGGTCTCACTTGGGGTGAAAACCATTGCACATTATATGAAAGCCTCTCGTCAAATTTTAGATGATGCTGCAATGTTGCAAAGCTATATTGATGGGCGATTAATGTATGGTTTAAAACTCTTTGAAGACCGTCAGTTATTGAATGGTACAGGGTCGAGTGGAACACTACACGGTATTTTACCGCAGGCAACGGCTTTTGCTGACCCAACTGCAAAAACAGAATATACCATTATCGACCAATTACGGTTAGCACAATTGCAAGTATTACTCGCTGAATACCCAGCAAGTGGATATGTATTAAATCCGATTGATTGGACGAAGATCGAACTCGAGAAGGACGGTATTGGACGCCATATTATCGGCGATCCGCAAGGTACAGCCCAACCGACATTATGGGGTTTGCCAGTCGTACAAACTCAAGCCATCGCAGTAGGAACCTTTTTAACCGGGGCATTTAGCTTAGGTGCACAAGTATTTGATCGACAATCTGCAACATTAGCGATTGCGACAGAAAATGAAGATGACTTTGTACGTAACTTAGTCACTATCTTGTGCGAGGAGCGTTTAGCGTTAGCCGTGTATCGTCCAGAAGCTTTTGTTAAGGGTACGTTGGCGGCTAAAGTTAAGGCTGCATAAATCGTCACGCTGTAATGGCACATTTTGATTGAGAGAATTTCAACAATGTTAACTCTTGAATTGATTAAACAGCATTGTCGTATTGATGTTGATGTAGATGATGAGCTATTGCAAGCCTATCATCGTGCTGCACGAACTTATATACAAAGTTTGCTTAATCGTAAGTTATACAATGAAGCTGAATCCGAGAATGATAGGGATGGTATCGTAATTAATCCAGCCATTGAGCAAGCCATATTGATGACGATAGCACATTGGTATGAACACCGTGAAAGTGTCGTTGTCGGTACTATTAGCTCAAAAGAAGTTGAAGAAGGTGTTTGGCGATTGATACAACCGTATCGAAAAATGGGGGTATAAATGGAAATCGGCAGATTACGGCAGCGTATCACATTACAAAAGCAAGTTAATGTACGTAACAGTTATGGAGGTGTTGCTACTGAATGGCAAAATATGACAACCGTTTGGGCGGAAATAAAGCCTATTAGTGGACGTGAGTATTTTGCTTCACAACAAGTGCAATCCGAAGTCACTACTCAAATTACATTACGTTATTTAGCGGATATTGAGCCAACAATGCGTGTGAAATTTAATGAAAGACATTTTGAAATTATCTCTGTGATTAATCCGCAAGAACGTAACATCACATTACAACTTATGTGTAAAGAGGTGTTGAATGAGCGTGACCGTTAAAGTGTCAGGCTTAAAAGAATTACAAAACGCTATGATGCAGCTTGGGAGAAAGACCCGTAATCGTATTGCAGTAAAAGCAATGCGACAAGGCGGGGCAATTGTACGTGATAAAGCACGGCAGATTGCACCTGTATTAAATGAAAAAGTGCCGCACCGGCGTGCAGGTACATTGAAAAAAGCGATTTCATCTCGCACCAAAATGGGGCGGAATGGACAAACTAACACCTATATTTGGGTGAAAGGGTTACCAAACAAGCAAATCATTAAATTTAAAAGTAAAACGGGTCGTAGTGGGGCATGTAACCCTCGCGACCCGTTTTACTGGCGTTTTGTTGAGTTTGGCACATCAAAAATGCCAGCTCGACCATTTTTAAGACCTGCTTTTGCTCAAAGTAAAGAACAAGCCGCACGAGCGGTCATCAATACACTCCGTACAGAAATCATCAAAGAAGGTAATTAATGACAATACAGGAAACATTATGTAAAGCATTAGAACCGTTAGTAGATGGCAATGTCTTTTTTGAAAGAATTCCAGACACTAATAAGATATATCCAGCTATTGTCTATCAATTTATTCAAATTACACCAAATTCTGCGTTAGAAGATGGCGATTTAGATGATTTTGATGTGCAAATTGATGTGTACAGTCCTCAACCTAATGATGTTTTCCGCTTGCGAAAACCAATATTTAAAGCGATTGAACAGGCTTTTGATTATGCGGAGCGTATCTCTGATTTAAGTGATTATGAATCAGATACAAAACTCTACCGCCGATTAATTAGCTATCAAATCGCGTATGGAGACTAATATATGACAACAATTACTACCCCATTCCAGGGGACAAAATTCTATATAGGCACGGGCTTAGAAACCAAAAAAGCAATTACGGCGTGTACGGTTTCACCCTCAGCAACACTAACAGTAGCAAGTAGTGGTGTGAAAGCAGGTGATTGTATCAAAGTATCGGGATTGGGTGCATTAGATGGCTATTATCCAGTTAAGTCAGTACAAACTGACAGCATTACCTTAGCTGATGAAGTGGATTGGTCAGCACAGGATAGACCAACGGATTTCGCAAAAGCACAGATTGAAAAAGTGACGTGGTCATCTAACTTTTGTGCGATTAAAAACATCGAAAAAGATGGAGATACGCTTACTGAAGAAGATATCACGACAATGTGCAGTGAGGGAACGGAAACTGAACCGGGTGATATTGAGTTCGGCAACGTAAAACTCACTTTCTTCTGGGCACCAGCTACCGCAATGCAAGCGGATTTACGCAAGAAGTTCTACGGCAAAGAAACGTTCCCTTACTTGATTGTGTTCAAAAACAATCAAGGCTCGCTTTACGGCACAGGCTTTATTCAAACCAGTACCAATATCAGTGGTGAAGTCAAAGGCAAGTTTGAGTCAGGCGTCACCATTAAACAATCCAAACGGGATTATTTATTACCAGTGTAATTTTACAAAAAAAAGCACAAAAACAGACCGCTTGTAGCAATACAGGCGGTTTTTTTATATCTAAAAATAGAGGTCATTATTATGCAACTTGCTAACCCTGAAAATTTTAAACAGTTTGTACAAATTAAAGATAACAGCACGGTAACCACTTCTGAGATTGTGGCAAAGGTGTTTGGTAAACGACACGATAATGTTATTCGTGATATTCGGGCTATTTTGCAAGAGTGTGATGAAGATTTTGCAAACCTCAATTTTGAGGTTTGTTTTAAAATCAATGAGTTACAGAATGGGAAACCTACACCTTATTACAATTTAACTAAAAACGGATTCATATTACTTGTAATGGGATATAAATCCAAAAAAGCAATGAAAATAAAAATTTCATATATTCAAGCCTTTGATTATATGCAAGCGGAGTTAGCCAAAGGCACTAAGGGATTATTAGAACAGTATTATCAAGTACTTGGTGAACATAAGGCTGAAAAACAATTTGCAAGCCTCTGTGGACAAGGATTAAGTCAATGGAAAGAGAAAAAACCTTTACTTGAAGCAACACTTCGATTATTCGAAGACAAAATGCAAATTGAACTCCCACTTTTGAATAACTAATAAGGAAACGAACAATGAACAAAGGCACAAAAGCAACTTTACTCGCGATTAAACCCACATTGAAACCCTTTGAACTCAACGGCAATACCTACTATATCCGTTCTTTTACTGTGGGTGATGTGAACCGTGAAGTGTTTGAATATCAAAATTGGCTGAAAGCACAGGCAATGGCACAAGGCATTGAGTTGAATCTGAATGATGAAGATGTACTCGCCAAGCAACTTGAACCTATTGCCGATAAATACCGTCTTGCACGCAATCTTGCTATCAAATTATGCGATGAAAAAGGCAATAACTTGTTCGACCCTGATAATATCGAAGATTTAGAAGCCATTTTAACCCTTGATGACAGCGTACTCACCGCCTTTAATCAAGCCGAAAATGCTGATGCCCCAAAAAACTTACCGCCCGACGCAAGTTCCAATTAACCTTATCCCTTGCGTTGGGTAAAACGCTATCAGAAATCGAAGCAATGCCAGAGCGCCACTTGCAAGAATATGAACAATTCTACCAAGAACAACCGTTCGGCTTGTGGCGTGAAGATTACCGCACCGCACAAATTGCCTACTTGCTAGCAGCGATTAACAGCGATCCAAAAAAAGACAGCCCAAAACTCACTGAGTTTATGCCGTTTTTTGCGGAACAAAGTGCGGTGGAAAATAGCCAAGATTTTGATGATGGTAGCGAGATGTTTTTAGCACAGAGATAAAATAACTATTGAAAAAATAGATTCATATATTGCATTTAAAAACTGAAGTTGTTATGCTTGGCACCAATAAACATAATGACGATACTTATTATGTTTTTTACATCCAGCCTTTGGCGAGTCGTTTCACTATTCCGAAATAGATGACCCTTAGGCTTTTTTATTATGTGTAATATAGGATTTTGTATGAAGAGAAAAGTAGCTATTTTTGTTGATGCGGGATTTTTTATCCGCATATTTACCTCTAAAATTGATCCAGAAATGAAAATGTCTCCTGAAAAATTAGCAAAAGAGATGTGGCGCTATTGGATTCGTCATGTTGATCGACGAAATGGAGAACAGCTTTATCGCATCTATTTCTATGATTGCCCACCGTTAATGAATAAGGCCCAACATCCAATAACGGGGAAAGAGATTAATTTTGCTGTAAGTGATATAACTAAATATAAACTTGCGTTGCACCAAGCGTTACTACATCAACCTTATGTGGCTTGCCGGATGGGGGAGCTAAGCGTTGATACTAAAACAGATTGGGGATTTATTCGAACAGATTCCATACATAGCTTTAAAAAGCTAATTAAGGGGGAAGTAGCTTATCACCAAATTAACCCAAATAATGTGTCTTTAAAACCAAAGCAAAAAGGGGTTGACATGAAGCTTGGTATTGATATTACAAGCGTAGTGTTAAAAAAATTAGCCAATAAAATTATTTTAATTTCAGGTGATAGTGATTTTGTTCCAGCAGCAAAATTAGCGAGAGTGGAAGGAGCGCATTTTATTCTAGACGCGATGGGGAGAGATGTAAAAGGGGATCTTGCAGAACATATTGACGGTTTGAAGACGTTTATACATAGTCATAAAACAAAGTTACTTAAACCCTGTTGACCTCAACAGGATTTTCTTTTATATTAACCACATAGGCGTCAGAACCTACAACCAAAAGCGGAAATCCGCACCCGACAGCATAGCGGTTTTTTTATGCGTAAAATTTGTGTTTCTCCTATTTCTCATCACGAATGGAGCGCTCACTTCACTCTATGCCGAGAGGGCGGAGAATAAAATACCCGAAAGGGAAATAATCCCGACCGACTTTTGGCGGTTTCTGAACCTCTTGGCAACCCAACTTAAGGACTAGAAGTGCAATTTGTCGAAACAAGTGAGAATAACATCACTTATATTCATACCGAATTTAATATTGAAAATGTAACTTATTTAGCCATTTTTTCAAAAGATGATGGAACGTTATTTTTCTTTAACGATGACGTAAATATAACAAAATACATTCATCATCGTCAGGTATATTCTATTAAATTTCTTGTGAAAGATTATCTTGAAACAGAAAATGATGATTTGTACGCGCCACCGTTGGATCATAAATTTGGCAAAAAACAAATTGCTGAATTAAAACAAAAACTTGAGGAAATTGTCTATCAGCATTATTTAAGGTTTAAGCCAGATTGCTATGTTTTTGTAGGGGAGCGCCCTTCATTAATCAGAATGTATAAAAAACTTTGTGCAAACCCGAGTGATTTTATGGTAAACTTTCAGCCAATAACGGATTTAGGCAGTCATCAAGATTGTTTTGTGATTAAAACCCCATCCTACAAGGAGGAATAAAATGATGAAGAAAACGACCGCTGCCGAAATGAAAAAACAAGCAGCCCAAAAATTTAAAAAAGCGTATCAACAAGCGAAAAAAAATGGCGCACTAAAAGAAATTTCAGAATAACCCCCTTAGTACAATTACCCCTAGCAGTGAAAATTGGTAGGGGTTTTTCATTTGACAATCTAAATTTATTTCATTACTATTAACCCCATAGGTGTCGAAACCTTACAGCGGTCAGTTCCGCAAGACCTAAATCCATTGCGGTTTTTTTGTATCTAAATTTTGGTGTTTCTCCTTTTTCTCAGCCAAGTTTGGACAAAAATGGTAATTTCAATCTATGATCGAGTGGGTGAGGAATACAATACCTGAAAGGGGAATAACTCCAGCCTGCTGTAGGCTTTCGAACCGCTCGATCACCAATTTTAAAAGGTATTCGTGTTATAAGAACACCTTAAATTGGCTAGCAAAATTTCGAAAATTACAGAGGCTATTATGTCAATTCAAACTCAACTTCAAACAATCCAATTTTACAACCGCACTTTAACTACATTTGAGCAAAACAACATTCATTATGTTGCAATGAAACCAATTTGTGAAAATATTGGCTTAGCTTGGAATGCGCAGCTATTACGAATTAAAAGAGATGAAGTGCTTTCTCAAGGTATGATCGTGATGATCACACCTACAAATGGCGGAGAACAAGAGATGGTCTGCCTCCCAATCCAATACTTAAACGGTTGGCTATTTGGCATTGATGTAAAACGGGTTAAACCTGAAATCAGAGAAACCTTGATTACATACAAAAGAGAATGTTATCAAGCGTTGTTTGATTATTGGAATAAACCAAAACAACAACCTTTACCCCTTGCCGAAGTGGACGCAGATGAAGAAGCCATTCGCATTATTGCTAACCTTTATCACTCACTTCACGAAGCCTACGAACTGGGCGAAAAGCTGCGCACACAATATCGGCACATTGCCAAAGACATCGACCGCCACATTGGCGGGCATTATCTCTACAACCTGAACGAACCGACTGTCACGGCACTAGAAAAAGCGCGGCAATATGTTCAAGCCAAAAGCGAACGCATTATGTTCATCAAAGGAATGTTAAGCCTGCTTGACGAACAACCACAACCGAAGCGACTAGCAAACTTCTAAAAATTCAATAAAAACCGACCGCACTTTAGTTTAAGTGCGGTTACAGGAGAACCAAATGAAACGAAATTGGGAGCTTATCCGCAAAATTTTGTTCAAACTTGAGCAAAAGGTTGATGATACGCCGTTGGATAGTGAGAGCATAAAAGGCTTTCCGCCTGATGTAGTGGCATATCATTATCAACTGTTGGCACAGGCTGAACTGATTTGCATTGAAGATAATTCTACAATGGGCGATGCGGATTTTGTGGCAATAAATTTAACGTGGCAAGGACACGAATTTCTTGACAAAATCCGTAGCGACACAGCGTGGAATAAAATTAAACAAATCATTAAAACCAAAGGGATTGATTTATCTTTTGAGGCAATCAAATTAGCAGGAAAAAGTTTATTGATTTCTTTGCTGAAATAGCTTGACTGCCTGTAGGGATTTGGTAGATTTGAGGGTAGAGATAGGAGATGACAATATGATTGATTTCATTAAATTTTGTGCCAACGTTTTCTTTTTTATGGTTAGTATATTTGGGATCATCTTTCTACTTTTTGCTGTTGACTTTATTTATATCCTTATCTTTCTTGGCATATTTTTCACGATTTTTTTAGTGCGTTTAGTGATGATGTTTATTGAGGTAGATAAACGTTATAAGAACTTGGAAAAGCAGAGAAAAGCAAAGAAACCTGTAAAATATATTATTATTAAATAAGGCTTTTGATTGTATAAATTGTATAAGAACCCGCTTAATGCGGGTTTTTTATTGGGGGCATTATGTCATTAGGTAAGTTAAATATTAATTTGAGTTTAGAAACAGCTGAGTTTCAACAAGGGCTGGATAAGTCTTCTCACCAAGCAAGAAAATTTATCAAATCATTTGAAACAGATTTAGATAGAGCTAAAAATAGTGCTAAACAATTCTCTGAACGTACAGCAAAATATTTAAATAATATAGAGCGAGCAGCAATTTCAATTAATAAGACAACAAGTCGACATTTTTTGGCTAGCATTGGCAGTTTTGCAGCAAGTCATTTATCTTCTGCCGCTTCCAAAACATTACAATACGCTGACAGCTACACTGAACTACAAAACCGTATGCGGTTAGTCACAGAAAGCACTGTTCAAATGGTAGCGGCGACAGAGTCTGTTTTCGATATTGCCCTAAAAACTAATCAAAGCCTAAATGCTACTTCTGAAGTTTACCAACGTTTCGCAAAAAACGCTAAACAGCTCGGCTTATCACAAGCGGATGTGGCATCACTCACAGAAACCGTTTCTAAAGCGGTGGCGATGTCTGGTGCGAGTGCAGCATCTGCTGAAGCCGCATTAATGCAGTTTGGACAAGCAATGGCTAGTGGAGAGCTGCGAGGTGAAGAACTTAATTCTGTTATGGAACAAACGCCCGGACTTGCGGACGCCATTGCGAAAGGGTTAGGCGTTACGACAGCAGAATTAAAAGCGATGGGGAAATCCGGTGAGTTGACTATTCCTAAAGTAATTAATGCGTTAAAAAAAGCAGAAGAGGCAGTTAATAGTGACTTTGAAAAACGGGTTATTACGGTATCTCAAGCCTTTACTAATTTAGAAACTAATATGGTAAAAACCATTGGTGAGTTAGACAAAGCGAAGGGTATTACACGTATTTTTGCTGACAGTATCAATTTTGCCGCAAATAACCTTGAGATGTTGATAAAGCTAACAGGTGTTTTAGTGGCAGCAGGTGGAATAGCTTTTATTGGACGATATGCCAACGGAATGTTATTAAGTGCCTATAATACAGCTAAAAATACGCGTGAACATTATAGTTCAGTAAAAGCGACCTATGACAGTATTAGAGCGAAACGCTTGGAAATGCAAACAATGCAAGCGGTATTGGCGGAGCAATATAAGGCAGCGCAAAGCGAACGTACACAATTTGCCTTGCGTGAGCAAATGAAAGTGCAATCGCAACAGATTATTGCATTGGCAAAACAAGAGGCACAGGCGAAACGAGAGCTTTCTGTCGCAAATAGCTTAGTTACTAAAGCGAGTGGTGTATTAAAAGGCGCATTGGGTTTACTGGGCGGACCAACCGGTGCCGCAATGTTGGCAGGAAGTGCCTTGTTTTATTTCTCAATGCAGGCAAAAGAAGCACAGCAAAAAGCATTGGATACTGCAAGCGCGAATGAAAGATTAAGAGAAAGCTATGATGGCTTAAGTGCCAGTGCCTTATCGCTAAAAATTGCAGATCAGCTAAAAGATCTTGAGAATTATGAAAAACAGATTACGAGTGTAGAGGCTGAAATTTCAGAAATTCAGACAACGCATTGGCAGTTTGGTTTGGAATTATCAGAGAAAAGCAAGAAAGATTTGGACTTGCTTAGGGACAAGCTACAACAGATCAAAGAAAATCAGGATATTGATTTTTCCGTGTTAAAAAATCAAGTTATTCAATTAGGTGTGTTATTTCTACAAAGCGGGAAAAGTACGGAAGATTTTGCACGCAAACTGAAATTGATGGGAGTAGATAGCAAGCTCATTAACGAGGCTCTTGCGGAGTTGCCGAACAAACTCAAAAACACGACCAAGGAAACAAAAACAGCGGAACAAGCTGTGTTAGACTTAAAAAAAGCACAAGAAGCACTGACTAAAAAATCAGATGATCTAAGAACAAAATTAGAGGTATTAAGGCTCAAAAATCAAGGGCACGCCAAAGCCTCATTTGTTTTGGCAGGGCTTTATGATGTGCTTGGTGAAAAAGGGGCTAAATACTCAGAAGTCTTAAATGCAATTGCAAGAGGGGATGTGGCAGCGGCTGAAAGTGCAGCAAAAGCGATAAACCTTTCCGCAGAGCAGCTTAAAACAATGCTGGCTATGGGCAAGGAAATTGGTCAATTATTCAGTAGCGATCAAGAAACGCAAACACTTGAAAAAGAGCTGAAAGTAAAAGCAAAAGGTACGAAAACAGATTACGTTAAACAATACACCGATCAGCTGACCGAAATGCAAAACCGCATTGCACAGCTAAGAGCCGATACTGATGATATTAAGCTGTTCGGTGAACCAAGCCAGTACCAAGAGTTTAGTAAACTACAACAAGACATCACCGCTAATGCAGAAAAATATGCGGCATACGGTGTGGAAGGTGTCGCGAAACTGAAAGAAATGGCGCGTCAAATTGATAGCGAAACGCAGAAAAAAGCGATTGCACAGTTCGGTATTAATAACAATCAACAGCTTGATGCAATGGAGTTTGAATTAAGTCTGTTGGGAAAAACACGTAAAGAGCAGGATTTAATTCAGTATAACCATCAATTAGATCTGGAAGCCGCACGCCTTAAAAATGGGATGTCAAAAGAGAATGCTGCACAATTAGATGCGGAAATTATCAAGCTAAAAGCGCGTAGAGCGGAAATTGAAAGACAAAAAGCATTAGCACAGTCTAATCCGTTGCTCGGTTTGCAGGATGGCATCGTGAAATTTGGGGAGGCTGCCAATAATGTGATGGCGAATGTTTCACAGATTACACAAAATGCCCTTGGCGGAATGTCGGATGCGTTAACCGATTTTGTATTGACAGGGAAAGCAAATTTTAATGATTTAACACAGTCGATCATCAAAGATATTAGCGCAATGATTATGAAAATGATGGTGTTCAAGGCGCTTGAGTCCGCTTTTGGTGGCACGTCTTTTGGGAAATTGTTGGGCTTTTCCCAAGGGGGTTTAGTCGGCTTTGATAACGGTGGCTTCACCGGTTTAGGCGGTAAATACACGCCTGCGGGTATCGTGCATAAAGGTGAATACGTCATCACCAAAGAAGCGACATCAAGATTGGGGGTGGATTACCTTAACTTCTTAAACTACGGTACTCGACGAGGATTTGCCAACGGTGGCGGTGTTGCCGTACCGAAAGTGCCTGCATTTGTACCGAAGCAACAGAATGCAAATATTGATATTAAAGTAATTAATAATGGTGAGCCAATGGATGCGAAAGTCACTCAGAAGCAACAAGGAGATCAACTACAAGTAACCGTTGAATTGATCCGCAAGATTGCAAAAGAAGAAGTCCGCACGGGGATTACGAATAACTTACGGCCAGGAGGAGTATTTGCATAATGGAAACGTTTAAATGGTGTGTACGTGTCGGTATGCAGATAGATAACCAACCGACGGTAAATGTGGTGAAGTTTGGTGATGGTTATGAGCAACGCCAAGCGACAGGTATCAATTGCTTGCTACGAAGTTATCCAGTCGTGATAAGAGCAAAAAGAGGTAAAGAGCATCGAGAAATCGATGCTTTTTTTATGCGTCATAATGCAGTGACGCCATTTTTATTTAATGACCCGTACACAGAACAACAGAAGAAGGTCGTATGTGAAAACTGGAAAGCTACAATGAATGTCAGCACAGTAGAGTTTAGTTGTACGTTTAGAGAGGTAGTTTAATGCCACAAATTATCAGTGCAGACTTTAAGCTTGAATTAAGCAAAATTGAACAAAATGCTTTGATTGAGCTGTACGAAGTGGATATGCGCAGTTTGCAGAACAGACAAGGTGAACAAGGCGAAATTTATCGCTTTTATGCCGGCACAAATGAATTACATCAAGATATTGTTTGGCAAGGGAATGTCTATAAAGCTTATCCAATTCAAGCGACCGGGTTTGAGTTAACGGGGAATGGTCCGAGTAACCGTCCAACATTAACCGTATCTAATTTGCTGGGTTTAGTGACGGGATTAGCAGTTGATTTTAATGAATTAATCGGGGCAGTGGTAAAACGACATCAAGTCTATATGCAATATCTTGACGCTGTAAATTTTAGCCATGGCAATCCACACGCCGATCCGACACAAGAACTGGTCAGCCTGTATATCATTGAGCAATTAGCTAGCTTAAAACATGATATTGCCACGTTTACGTTAGCACTACCCACTGAAACTGATAATGCTTTTTTGCCCGCAAGAATGGTGATGGCAGATACGTGTGCTTGGATTTATCGATCTGCGGAGTGTGGTTACACGGGTGGGGCGATTGCAGACGAACAAGATCAACCAACCGGCGAAATGTCAAAAGACAAGTGTAGTCGATGTTTAACTGGGTGTAAGTTACGTAATAATACCATCAATTTTGGTGGTTTCCCGTCAGTGAATAAAATAGGGTAAGTACATGACGTTAGAACAAGATATTATTAAGCACGCAAAGCAGCAAGAACCGCACGAAATGTGCGGTTTTGTTGTTTTTGAGGGACGTAAAAAAGTTTTTTTGCCGAGTGTGAATATCGCGGATGACTCCGAAAATTATTTTGAGATTTCGTCTGATGACTATCTAGAAGCTAATCAATATGACGGCATTGTCGCAATTGTTCACTCTCATCCGAATGGCGAGCCGATTTTATCAACAGTGGATAGACAAATGCAGTTGCAATCTGGGTTGGATTGGTGGTTGGTCTGTAACGATCAGATAGTGAAATTTCGCTATATACCACCTTTGCTTGGACGCGAGTTCGAGCATGGCAAAAACGACTGCTATAGCTTATTTCGTGATGCCTATATGCTATCAGGTGTGGATTTCCCCGATTTTAAACGTGCTGATGAGTGGTGGCATGAAGGGGCTAATTTATATCTAGACAATATGGAAAAACACGGTTTTGAACAGGTGGATGAGCCGCAACTTGGTGATGTGATTTTAATGCAAGTAGGAGCCGATGTACCTAACCACGCTGCAATTTATTTAGGGGATAACTGGGTATTACATCACTCTCCTAAGCGACTATCAAAACGAGATTTATACGATGGCTATTGGCTTAAACATACACACAGTATTTGGAGATACCAACAATGGCAACAATTAGACTTTACGGGCATCTTAAACGATTTGGCAATAAGTTCGATGTAGATGTTAATGATACTGCTGAGGCAATTAGAGCATTGTGTTGTCAATTACAAGGCTTTCGCCAGGCGTTACAACAAGGGTTATATAAAGTCAGAATTGGTAGGCATACTTTTACTGAAGCAACACTTGAAAAAGATATTGTTTATAAGCTAACAGAACGAGCTATTGTCCATATCACTCCTGTTATTAAAGGGGCAAAAAAAGGCGGTGTTTTTGGTGCAATCTTAGGCGTAGCATTGATTGGCACGGCGTTTTTGCTGGGCCCGGCAGGTTTTGCGTTAGTTGGCTCGCAGGCGGCTTGGATGATTGGCGGTATCGGCGCATCAATGCTATTAGGCGGTGTATCACAAATGTTAACTAAGCCACCATCAATGGATATGCGCTTTAATGAACAAGAGAAGAAGCAATCTACATCATTTAGTAACTTAAGCAATTTAATTGCACAAGGTCGTCCTGTACCTCTCGCTTACGGTGAGATCATGGTTGGGTCACTCATCATATCTCAGGGTGTTGAAACTTACAACGTTGACGAAGAGATGAAGAAGAAAACTGAACCGAAAAAAGGCTTGTTTAGAAAAGGATAAATAATATGGGTAAAGGTGGTGGTGGCGGACATACGCCGTATGAGGCGCCAGAAAGCGGTCGCTCAAAACAACGGATTAAAATTGTTGAGATTATCTCTGAGGGTGAAATCCAGGGATTAAAAGAGGGAGTGAAATCTGTTTATCTAGATAAAACTCCGATCCAAAATGCGGATGGTAGCTATAACTTCCGTAATATGGAGCTGCAAGGGACAATCGGTTCGCAAGAACAAGATATTATGCGCGGCTTTAATACCTCTGAACGTGAAGTCCCGGTGGGTGTTGAAGTGAAAAAGAATGCACCGATTGTCAGAACAATTAATGACAGTAAGGTAAATCGTTTACGTATTACTTTAGGGGTGAGATCGTTATTTGAACAAAAAGAAAACGGCGACACGGTTGGCACAACGGTTAATTTGCTTATTCGAGTTGGTGACAGCGAGCGTCAAGTAACAATAAGCGGTAAGTATAGCGCACAGTATTTACGTCAAATTGTTATTGATAACTTACCCGCCACACCATTTAACGTGACGGTATTACGTGTAGAAGCGGACAGTACGAAGCAGCGCTTACAAAATGCGACAATTTGGTCAAGCTATACTGAAATCATTGATACCGAGTTTGCTTATCCTAATACCGCATTAGCGGGATTAATGTTTGATTCGGAATATTTCAGTAATTTACCGCAGCGCAATTACTTAGTACGTGGTATTAAAGTGAAAGTACCAAGCAATTATGACCCTATTGCCCGTAGTTACAGCGGTTTATGGGATGGACGTTTTAAAATTGCGTGGACGAATAATCCGGCGTGGATTTTTTACGATTTAATGACTAACAAACGTTACGGAATGGGGCAACGTCTAGGTGATTTTGGTGTAGATAAATGGGCGTTATACGCGATTGCACAATATTGTGATGTCAGTGTGCCGGATGGTTTTGGCGGTACTGAACCACGTATGACGTGTAATTGCTGGTTAACTGAGCAACGACAAGCCTATGACCTAATCAACGACTTAGCTTCCATCTTCCGAGCAATGCCCGTCTGGAATGGCCAGCAACTAACTGCTATTCAGGATCGACCAAGTGATCCCGTGTGGACGTACACCAATGCCAATGTGGTCAATGGCGAATTTGAGCGGGGTTATTCGGCGTTAAAAGCACGTCACAATATTATCCACGTTGAGTATCTCGATAAAAACGATTTTTTTGAGAAAAAAATCGAGTATGTGTCAGACGATGAATCAGTAAAGCGTTACGGGGCTAACGTAAAAAAAGTGACAGCGTTTGGCTGTACCAGCCGTGGGCAAGCTTATCGCTTAGGACGTTGGATTTTAGAAACTGAAAAATTAGAGAAAGAAACTATTACGTTTTCAGTCGGGCGTGAGGGCTTAATGCACCTACCAGGCGACATTATCCGCGTTGCCGACAATCATTACGCCGGCACCAATATCGGCGGACGTGTATTGGCTGTGAAAGGGCGTGAAGTGACGTTAGATCGGGAAATTGACGTAAACGGCGCAAGTTATTTCAGCTATATCAATGCCGAAGCGAAACAGCAGACTATCAAAATTCAAGCCGTTAATGGCAGCATTATCACCTTAGACAGCATCCCAACCGGCTTAACCGAATTTGGCGTGTGGTCGTTGGCAACCTCGGCAGTGCGTGGCGGATTGTATCGCGCGGTGTCGATCAGTGAAAACGAAAACGGCAGCTACACCATTACTGCCTTGCAACACGAACCCCAAAAAGAGGCGATTGTTGATAACGGTGCGCATTTTGAAGCGGTGTCGAAAACATTATATTCCGCGCCGCAACTCACCGATGTGGTGATTAACACTGCTAGTGGCACAGGCGTGGTGATCAATGCGGAAGTGACCGCCGGCAATGCGATCATTACACGTTATGATATTTTGATTTATCAAGGCGAAAAACTGTATCAAAGCTATATTGGGCAAAAAACGGCAGAAGTGAAATTAGATAATCTGCCGAATGGCAATTATAGCGTGGTTATCATTGCCAAAGATGATAAAGGTCGAGTATTAAGTGAAAAGACAAAAACCTTTACCATTGACCGCCCACCGATTCCGACCGGTGTTGTGGTCAGTGGTGGCATTGAAAACATTCTGATTGAGTGGGATTATGTGGATGAGTTCACGCAAACAGAAATTTATTTTGCGACCGAAGACGACTGGATGGCGGCAAAACGCTTAGTGAAAGTGAGCGACAACCGAATGTATGCGCACACCGTTGCACCGAACAGTGTCTACTATTATTGGCTGTGTCATACACGTGGGCAAAATGTGGGGCCGCTTTACCAAATGCAAGGCTTGCGCGGCGAAACCAGTGCCGACATTGAAAAAGCCTTGAACGAATTGCAACAGGAGCTAAGCGAAAACGTTGTCAATGAGGTGATCGACACCGGCTTTGCCGCACGAGGTTTGGAAGCGGTGAAAGTGGTGGAAACGCTCGGCAATGTGGCGCAATTTCAACAGGTTAACCTGATCTACAATTTAGCGGATAAACGTTTTTACACTTGGAATGGGCAGCGTTACGCCACGATGGAGATTGACAACATCACGCCGGATCAAATCAATGGCGTTATTCCGGCGGAGAAACTCGCACGCATTCCTACACAACAATTAAGTGGCACCCTCAGTGCCAGCCAAATCGCTAGCAACAGCATTGGCACCAACCATCTACAGGCGGCAGCAGTCGGCACACAGCAATTAAGAGCGAATGCCATTACTGCAGATAAACTGGCTGCCAACAGCGTGACCACCGGCAGCATTCAAGCTGGTGCGATTCGGGGAACACACATTGCCGCCGGCGAATTGACAGCGGACAAATTGGCGATTGGCTTAGGCGGCAATCTGCTCTATAACCCGATTTTTGCCAACAATGCGGACGGCTGGTCGTTATATCAAAACACGAATGTGGTCAATGCCAACAGCGGCATCAATATTAACAACAACAGCGAAGGCAACTGGCAAGGCAAAGAGTATCTCGCCGGTGAAAATCAATACCGTTGGCACCCCTCAATGAAGAGTGCCACTTTGCCGGAACAACGCTTTGGTGGCATTTATCAAGATATCAAATTGGTTGCCGGCAACTGGTATCTGTTATCCGGCTTTGTGGCGGCTCACCGTGGCTATGTGAGTGTGAACATTGAGCCTCAAAACGGACTGAAGATTGCCAATGTTAGCCGGAGTTATAGCGGTGCCGGTGTTGGCGACACGTCAATGTCCAGTTATACCAACGGTTTACAAGACACCACCCGCATTTGGATGAAGTTTCAAGTGACTGCCAGCGGCACGGCACGCTGTATTTTCGATCAGCATAAAAAAGCCAATGTGGACAACACGTTCACCGTGTTACGCCGCCCGATGCTGGAAGAGTGTACACAATATACTAGAGAACCAAGCCCTTGGCGCCCGACCGGTGTGACCGTGATCCACGGCGGTTCGATTAAAACTGGCACAGTGATTGCTGAAAAACTTGCTGCTAATTCTGTTACTGCAGAGAAAATTGCAGCAGGGGCGATAAATGCCAGCAAGATTGCGGCAAATGCCATCACCTCAAACCATATTGCTGCAAAAACTATTTCTGCCGATAAATTGAAAGTAACCAATTTATCTTCGATTAGTGCGAATTTGGGTAAGGTTACGGCAGGTACGATTACTGGTACTCGTATTGAGGGAAACACCATTCAAGGCGGTACTATCAGTGGTACGACCATAACCGGCACCACCATTAATGGCGGCACAATTCGTGGGACAAGGCTTGAAGGGGCAACAGGAAAATTTACCGGGCAGCTTGAGGTTACAGAGTTGATAGGGTGGGGAATTTATGAAAGATTTGAACATAAAATAAAGACGAAAATAAACAATCAAAAGACAATGAATATTTACATTGAACCGGCTAAAGCCGATAGATTGATTAGTATACGTTCCAATTTTAGGGACGACACCGTTAAAGAGGCGAGATTAAATGGCGAAGCAGTCTTTAATAAAAACTTGGCTAAAAGCGAGGTGGGTTGGTTCAATGGGACGTTTCTTGGTTATAACCTGAATATCAGCAGCTATTTACTGCGAAAAAATATAAGAGGGCATTTAGCCTTTACTTATCGTTCAAGGCTTAATGATGAAACTGTCACGATAACCATTGAGGCTATAATTACCGGAACAGCAAAAACAATTCACACTTGAAAGTGGTTTTATCTCCCATCGCCGTTATTGTGTTATCACACTTTACGGCGATTTTTATTAACGAAAAAAAAGGAAAACACAATGACAACATTTAATAAAATCTTAAAACCCGTTTATTCAGCCATTGCTAACTATTCGACTTCAGATGATGGGGCTATTAATGCCAAATATGTGCTTGGCTTTGGCGAAGATAGTGAAGGAGAACTCATCGACTTTGTGCCGATGATTAGCGAATATAAATATATCGATCCGGAGGCGGCAAAAATGCTGACGGAAAAACCACTCACAGAGGAGGATGTAGGCAAAACACCGAACGAAATTATGCTTGTTCGCATTTATCAGCATTTAAAATCTACCAATCAGATTGTGGCATAGATTGTGGAAAATCAAAATAAAGCAAAACCCAGTCATTAGGCTGGGTTTTTTATTAGGAGAACTTATGGATATTAAAGATCTTAAAATTTATCGAGGTGATGACACGATTTTCACTGTACGAATTGAAGCCTTACCTAATTTTAGTTTGCAAGAGGCTGAATTAAAAATGACGCTAAAAAGCAAGCTCAATATTGAGCAAATCACGTTATCAACAACAGATAATAGCATTAATGTGTTGAGCGATAACGTATTGCAGTTAATTTTTAGCCATCAATTGACTAAAAATGTCAAATCAACAACATGGCACTATGACTTACAAATGACGAAAAATGATATCGTGCGAACATTGGTGCGAGGGAAAGTCATCATAGAGCCAGATGTAACGGAGTAGTGAGAATGGATTTAGTGACACAAAAAGAGATTAAAGTGACTATTTTGCCCGGTGAGGTTTTTAAAGGCGAGCGTGGCGAGAAGGGCGAAAAAGGCGATACTGGTGAGAAGGGTGATGCTGGTGAAATACCGGTAGAGACGCTAAACGAAATTAACAAACGTATCACAGCGCTTGAGCAAGAAGTGAACGGTGCAAGCGCGATAGCTGAAGGAATTTTGAATGAGTCTTAAACAAAATCTTGAAAGAATTAAGTTAGCAAAAGATGAGTTACGTCAAGCATTAATATCAAAAAATATTGATATGACCGGCGTCACTTTTGAGCAGTACCCATCCAAGATACAAGCGCTTAACACAGGCAATATCACTAACGTCATCATAGACCCGGATTCCGATATTCCAATCAACGAACAAATGTTAGCGCTGAATGCGGAGTATGAAAAACTACCCGTTAACACAAAAACGTTCGTAGTGCGACTCGTGCCAACAAAACCTGAAACCATATCGTCAGTTTTTGATGTTGTTTTACCACAATCTAAAAAGAAAGTAGTGATTAACTTTGTTGCAGATAGTGATGAGGTTAGTTTTCAATCTAATTCATTAGATGTAACTTTTGATGCTCAGCGGCCATTGCGACCGTCTAATGTGATTTTTACATCAACGGTTAACGGTGAAGTAAAAGGTCTTTTAAATGGCTGTGTTTGCGATAAGTTAACCATTTACTTAAACAATGAAAATACAAACTGCGATGCAATATTAAAAAATACTAGTGTTTCGTCGTTTGAAGGGTGGGGCTGCAATATTGACGTACTTTCGGTATTCACGTCTTCAGCTGTGTCCGCATTTGAAAATACTAACGCAAGAACAATCAAAAATGTCTACTTCGACTTCACGCAAGATTTCGATGCAACAAAAATGTTCTTTAATTGCAAAGCATTAGACTATTTTTCTAACTGTAGAATTAGTGATGTAAATAACGCAAGTTATATGTTTGCGGGATGTACATCACTAAAAGATATAAGGCTTGATAGTAATATAAATTTTGGGTCTCAGTGTAAGAACTTTTCGCATACGTTTGATGGTTGTACATCTCTCATAAGAGTCAGGGTTGATGCATCATCTGCAACTAGCTTTGACAATATGTTTAATAGATGCTCAAAACTTAAGGTGGTTGAACTTAAAGGTGCAAGGGTATCGTTTAGCGTAGCTAACACAAGCATGAGTAGTGACGATTTAAACAAGATGTTTAGCACATTAGCCACAGTTACAGATTATCCGACCATCACGATTACAAACACACCCGGTGCCGAAGCGTGCGATAAATCAATCGCAATTAACAAAGGCTGGTGTATTATTAATTAAATGGAGAGTACAATGTATATTTACGCATTAAAACAATCAATTGCTCAATCTACACCGCTCGTCTATCTAGCTGAGCGTCCCTCTGATATGACAGATTACATCACATTCGCTATTAACGATATTGCCGAGCTTGATGGTAAAACGCTTGTTGAGCTAAAAAGTGGCGAATTTAAATTGGTTAATCGTCCGAAAGAGGGCTTTATTTTTGATAAGAATAAAGGCTGGGTGATGAGCGAAGAAGCAAAAGAGTTGACACTTGCAGCGTGTCGAGCAAAAGCAGTATCGCTTATCAATGATGAGGCAGCAAAAGTCTATCAATCAAAAGATAGATTTGCGCAAGAGTATTTGTTACGAGAAGCGGAGGCTATCGCATACAAAGAAGCTGGTTACGCTGGAGAAGTTCCGCGACAAGTTGCTGCATTTGCTACACCGGCAGGCATTGACGCAAAAATAGCAACAGATTTGATTATTAAACAAGCTAGTGCAATGCGAGAAGCGGTCAACAGAATTGGTGAATTGAGAATGCGCGCATACGAACTACAGTCGCTTACAACAGAATTTGATGTTAATGAGCGTGCAGCGCAAATCGTGCTTGAGATTAGAAAAGTTGGTGAGGTGCTGTAATGTCGGAAGTGTATTTAGCATTTTACAAAGGGCGGAAATCAATTAACCGCCCTTTTGATTTGTTAGCTAAATTTAGTGATTGGCTAACACGTAAAGTAACAAAAGGGGATTACTCACATTGTGAGATTGCAATCAAATTAGATAATGGTCTTTACCGTTGTTATTCTTCTAGTGTACGTGATGGTGGCGTACGCGTTAAAGAAATGGAATTACCGTCAGATAAGTGGGATTTAGTTGAGTTAGATATCAGTAAAGAGTTAGTTATGAAGTATTACTTAACAACCGCTGGTAAACGTTATGACTGGTTTGGAGCGATAGGTGTTGTGCTTAAATTTAGACAAGCTAGAAATAAATATTTCTGCTCAGAATGGTGTGCTGAATGCTTAGGGTATCGAGAAGCATGGCGATTTAGTCCAAATGACTTAATTGCGATCTTGCAAAGAGGGTAGTTAACCCTCTTTTTTGATATTAAAGTATCCTGCGGATCATTTTAGGTTGTATTACAGTGATATAAAAATGATGCCTATATTCATAAATCATTGTTTTTATTATTATAGTTGTATCACTGTTATATCAAATTTGGTGGAGCTGGGGGGAGTTGAACCCCCGTCCGAAATTCCTCTACCTTCAGCACTACATGTTTAGTCTAGTCTTTAATTTCACTCAATCACTGCGGACAGACACGCGATAACTAAGCTAGTTTGATTCAATTTAGTGTTTCGATCCTCAAACGGCGGCTTCCACACGATCTCGTTTAAGTTGACTCCTCTTGAATCCCCGTCTTACGAGCGGAAGCTAGGGAGAGAAGGCTTTACGCAGGTTATTAAGCTGCTAAAGCGTAGTTTTCGTCATTTGCGACTATTGTTTTGCGGTTTATTTACGAGGCCTACCGCACCTCGACATGCACCTTGGGCTTCGCTAATCCCGTCGAATCCTAGATCAGCCCCAAATTGTCGGCTATTCTAGCAGAAAGTGAGAAAAATGAAAGTTAAAGTTATCAATCACTTGCCACCAGAATAACTTTTACACTACAAATTTAATAAGCGCTCCAACGAAGGCGCAAAATAGTAACTGCCGGTAACAGGCTTTGTAAAACCTAACAGACGATCTGTTTTACCGTCAGTTTCCCCAAACATACTTAATAATTGTTGTTCAATATTGTGTAATGTGCCGCAGTAAGCAATAAAAAATAATCCGTGCTTACCGCTCGCTGTACCGTATGGCAAACTTTGGCGAATAATTTTAAGTCCTTTACCGTTTTCTTTTAAATCAACACGTCCAACGTGTGAAGTCGGCGGCACATCATCAAGTTCGACACTGTCCGGTTTTGTTCGTCCAATCACTTGTTCTTGTTTATGTTGATCCAATTTTGCCCATTTATCCAACTGATGTTCCCAACGTTGAGTAAACACATAACTGCCATCTTTATCGATGCCATCAGCTACCAAACCAATCGATCTACGCAATTCATCGCCCGCCGGATTTTCAGTACCATCAATAAAGCCGGTAAGATCTCGTTCTTCTACCCAACGGAAACCGTGTGTTTCTTCTATTACTTCAATGGCATCGCCAAAAATTTGTAACGCTTGCTGTGCAAGAGAAAAATTTACATCATTTCTCAATGAAAGAATATGAATCAATAGATCATTCTGCGTTGCCGGTGCTGCTAAATTGCCTTTGCCTAATTGCGTAAAAGATTTTAATTCTGTGGCATCAACCTGATTGGATAACTTTCTCCAAGCATCATTACCAAAAGCGACAATGCTGTAAAGACGCGCATCAGGATATTGCTGCTGTAAGGCTTCTGTTGCTTTGACTAAATCTTTGCAAGATTGAGCTACTGTTGAAAAATCTGTAATCTTTGCTTCAATAAAAATTGCCGCTTTGCAGTGTTCCAATAAAATGCCAGTTTGTGCAGTCATACTTAACCCCAT